AAGCGAGTTCCGAGGCAAGCTCGTCATCAATAGGAAGTCGGCAATCACGCTTCGCCAACCAATCTTTTACCTCAAACCATAATTCAGCTCGTAGATTCAAATAATTCTTTTTCGTGCTTGGTGCTTCGGCAACATTAATCCCACGCACGGGAAGGTGCTGTTCAGCAAGTCTGTCCACCACGCCCGAACCAAGACCAATCACATCAATTAAGATTTCGCTCGGACGCTCGAGCGCAGTAGCGTCATCGTATCTATTTTTTACTGCACCGCAGAGTTGCATCAGATCCATGCTTGGAAAAGTAATAAGTTCAAAAACAGTATTTCCCTGGCGTACGCACAAAGCAGAATTATCTCCGCCAAAGCGGGCAACATCCAAGCCCCATACTATAGGTGCGCTCGCGGTGAGCGATACATCACGCCCCATGGACGCACGGATGAGTTCCATTGGTATGACAGTATCGTCATCTGCAGACGGGAACTCACCCATAACTTCAACGCGAGCGACAGTAGAGTCTTCTCCGTATTGCTCAATCATTTTTTGGAACAGGTCTTTGTCCGTTCCTTCGACCGTGCGGGAATCTATTTGTTCGGTTTTCCAGAAAGATCTTTTGGAGTGGAATGAATCATAAAATGGGCCTGTGTTCCTGCGTGGGTTGGAGAAGGTAAACCAAAAACGATTCTTCGTGGGTTCGGAGAAGAAACCTTCTGATACTGAATATATGGGTGCTGGTATACCAGAGGCTTCGTCCATGATTAAGCAAACACCATAAGATGAATGGATACCCGCAAATGCGTCTGGATTCTCCTCAGACCATAATTGAGCTTGTGCATAGTAGTAACCAGTATCTATCTTTAGATCGTCTATCAGGGCTTTCTCAAACCATTGTGCTGGTTTTATGGTAGTAGCCGTCTTGTTAAACCAATGAGAGTGTATAGAGAGCGTTAGCCACTTTCCTAACTCAGCCCATGTTCTACTTCTAAGCTGTTGTTCTGTGTTAGCTGTAACGATTATGGTTGATCCTAGTCTGGTTGACAGCATCCAAAGTATTAACCATGAAACTAAAGCAGATTTACCAATACCACGACCAGAAGCAACTGCCATTCTAAACATCTCAGGCATATCAATACTTTCATTTCTTTGGATATGCGTTGAAATTTCTCGCAAAATTTTTTCTTGCCACTTCCTTGGCCCTTCAAAATGCTCGAGGGGGGTATCCTTTTGTCCCCAAGGGAACACAAATCTGACAAAGTTTAGTGGATCATCTTTAATATTCATTGACCAGATAGAGGTCATTAGTTCCTTTTCTTGCTTAATTGGATATTTCATAAAATTTTATTTCAACAGTTCCATGTACTCTGCCCCCGCCCATCCGCATGAACGGGGGGTCTACAGCGATAGTGAGTACTTACTTTCATGTTAGTGAGTGCTTACTATCATTGTATGTCTTGCCGTGCGTGCGTTCGCGAGCGAGCGAAGGAAAAGCCGCGCCAATCTTGGAGAGAAAGGGAGAAAAGATATTTCATGCGTGGCTAATCCTCGCTCTTTGTTTGTTCTGCGCCCGTGCGTGCGCTCTGCTCAACGCTTATAAGCTCGCTAATATCTAGGCCTTGCTTATTCGTTAGCTCGTGCGTGCGTTGAGCGTCTAGTCGTTCGCTCGTGCTATCTATTATGCGTTGCCGTGCGTCCGTGAGGATTCCGCCCAGGTCGAGATTGTGATTTACTTCCTGGCGGTCTGCCCAATTTTCCGACCTGTTCTTTAAATAGAAAATCATGCTTGTTGGGTTTTTATCAATTACGGCACTATCGACCAACGCGGAAGCAACTTTTGCTATCCCAAGACTTTCTCCTTTTTTTATAGCTTCCTCAATTTCTTCAAATTCCGCTCTTTTGCGATCTAAACTTGAGCGACTTATACCTAGGCAACGAGCAATTTGGCCAAATGTTAAACCAAGTGCGCCAAGCTCGGTGATCTTATCAAGCGTTTCTTTATCGTTAATTATTTTCTTTGGCCTTCCTGGCCTTCCTGGCTTTTTGTTAGATGTTCCCATATTCTCCGCTCTTTACCCTATTTATTGTAATTTATACCTGGAAAATTATTTTTATTTTTTTTCATTATTTTGTTGTATTGCTTCTAAAATTTTGATTAAATGGGCATACCTAGGAAGAACTAGGCATTAAAGGGCATAGCCCAGGAGATAAATAAAATGGAAATTAAATTAACCAGAAAGCAAATAAATCTACTTAGACGCTGGATTGAATATGCAAAATCTGCAAATGAAGAAAATGCAGACCCATACCACAATCCAAATGCCGACATGAGGAAAGAACTCATATTAGAAAACCAAATGCTGAGCAGAATAGAAAATAAATTAATTATCGCTTCTATTATTCTTAAAGCTAAACAATCAAAAAACGAGGTGGCCTAAATGATAGATACAGTTAATAAATATGACTTTATAGATCGTTTCAGATCTAGCGACAGCTACGCTAATAATTTTTCTTATGAGGGATTATCTGCGTTGTTTGATTACCTGGAAGATTACGAGGACGACACAGGCGAACAAATAGAATTTGACCTGGTGGCGTTGTGTTGTGATTTTGCAGAGTATGAAGATATCGAGGACATTAAATATCATTATTCAGATATTGAGAGCCTGGAAGATCTTGAGAGATACACAACAGTTATACAAGTCTATAACCTGGACGGCTCGTTGTCCGATCGTTTAATTATTCAAAATTTCTAAGGGGGAAATATGAAACTAGAAACAATCAGAAACCTAAAAGAAACAGAGTACAAACAAGTACGAGTTAATACGCGCAAGGGCATTATTAATTGTTATGACATTAGACCAAGGATATTTAATACCTGGTTAATTAATGACTTTGATATTCCAAGCACTAGAGCGCAGAAGCTAGGCGTTGCGATTGATGCCTTGCATGATGCTTTATGCTACATGGACGAAGAATACCAGGAGAAAATATTTAACATGCCAATTAAAGACCTGGTTAACCAATTCGCGAAACTTGAGGAACTAAGGACGCTCTAATGAAAACTTATATAACCAATGTTGGCGGTGTGAAAATCACCGCCCACTCTTACGAGGAATTTAAGGCCAAGATCGCCTACGCTTTAAAATGCCAAAAGAATTATAAGGCACTTAAAGATTTAGAACTTAAATACACGAGAGGGGAAAATTAAATGTTCCTCAGACGCACACACAACGCACAGGAGAGCCGTTCTTTAACTAGGACGGCATACCCTACGCATAACGCATATAAACGCATTTAAGGGCATATATGACTAAATACAGATTAATTTACACGGAGTACACGGACGGACACCAAGCGGACGGAGAAACCAAACAAAAAGAATTCCAGGCCGAGAGCCTAAAAGATTTATTTATCCAGGTGTTAGAGATAACGCAACGGAATGAAATAAAACCAAGCAACATTAACGCAATACTGCGGGGAGAAAAATAAAATGCTATTAATTAATTTTAAAATACAAGACGGAGAAAACGAATACAGAGAATGGGATTACGATACCAATTACTGTAAAGCAGACTACGACAACGGCAAGGTGAAAGACTTTGATCTTTTACAGACTATGTATTGTGTAGAGGAAGATGACTTTGATGATGATAATAGTTATTGGAGTAATGAAAGGTTAGTATCTATTGAGAGCGTTCAAGATATTGACCAACCAACGCTAGATATTTTAAGGAGATATGTCTAATGACAGAACATACAGACAAAGTCGAAGCTAGACGCTTCCAGTTATTCAAAGAACAAACAGACTTACCAACGCTAGAAACTAGGGCAGGCTGGAATTACATTCTTAAACATTACCCAAGCGGAAAAATCGTTAAAGTCTTTGACGATAAACGCAAGAAAGACCAGATCATTAACGAGGGGGAAAACTAATGATAATCACAGTTAAAGATCTAATCCTAGAACTAGAGAAATACAACGCACATGCAAGGGTTTCTATAAATTGCCCTGATACAAACGCGACCAGAGATATTTGGTATGTATCACAGGACGAAGATCCCGAGCATATGAATAACTTTATAGATATTGTTATGACTAGCGAAGAAGAAACCCTACCAGACAAATACCAAGCAATAACCAGCGATAACGCGGATTACTTTGTACAAGGAGTAGAAGATGATTAACACCACCTTTTATTTTGACTACAACGGCACGGCTATCTCCTGGAATTACAAGGGCGATTACACGGACAACACCAGCCCGATCTATAAGGCGTACAACCATAAAACATACAAACCACGCCTAAACGATCTTGTAATACTAGAAACGCACGGCCACGATAAACGCACGCTTAAACAGGCATTGTTAGAAAGCATTAACGCAGTACCGCTTGAGAAACCAAAATCAATATGGGGGAAATAATGGAGAAAATTGATCTTAAAAAAATTAAACAAAATATAAAAAATAAACCACCTAAATTAATACTATATGGCGGTGCTGGAATAGGTAAAACTACTTTCGCAGGTAGTTGGCAATCTAAACCTAAGCGTAAAAACAAAAAGAGTAAGTTTGCTAAATATTCACCGAGAAGCAACCAAGACTGGATGAATTGCAACCCAATACATAGCACTACTTACATGCCTAAACTTATTACAACCAGGAAAAGATAATGCTTGATGAAAAATGGTCTGAATTTTATATAGAACTTTCTGCACGAGATAGAGAAAGGCCAAAAAAATATAAATGCTTTAATTGTTCTAAAGAGTTTGGTTTTTATTTAGATGTTTACAGAGATGGCAAAAAATTTGCCACCACAAAAAAGGAGTACGAATTTTGCAGTGAAAATTGTAGAAAGGAATACAAAGAAGAATTTAAAACTGTTCGTGTTCTTGATGCGCGGTGGGAAGATTTAATACAAGACAATGGTTTAGATGTTTACGAGCCAACTTGTTATGCCGTAGACGCTGACATATTAAGAGAAGCTGAAACCTACGAAGCAAGAAGCATATATAACTGGGAATGTTTTAGATTTTTTGTCCTACTTAATAAAACGAGATCTGGACAATTTAAAAATAAACCTGAGGGAACAGGTAGCTTAAAAAATGTTTAATAAGGAGAAAAGATGAGCAATAAAAAAACCACACCAAAAGAAATAACTATACCTACTGGAGAATTTAAATACATTCTCTTACAGCTAGAAGAGGGATTTGATCTTCTAGTAGAGAGAGATATAGATTTAATCAAAAGTTATTTAGAGGAAAGAAATATTGGCATGGCTCTATGGGCAACCGAGCCAATGCAAAAACTTAACGAAGCAAAAGAAATGTTGGCTGATGTGCTAGACAGAATTAACGAATGACTTATTGGAGTAAATAATGGAATATATATTTTTAGGCATAGGAATTGTATTAATTTTGTTAGTTTCATTTATTGGAACTTTATTTATCCTTGCTCTTTGGGCTACATCATCAACTTATATAGGATGTCAGTCTAACGAAGAACTAGACGAAGAAGTAGCAAAGCACATGGGATATAAAAACTATCCCTTTATGGATATGTATGATGATTGAATTTCTCATACGCACGACCGCATTTATAATTCTTTTTACCTTTATTTATATTATCGCCTGGATTTTTATAGATAAGTTAAAATAACTCTTTACGCACGGGAACGGGTAACTGTATATATTTATCTCCCCCCTACGAACGCTCGTTCTCGTGCATCTGCTTAATCATCACTACACCTAAACCCACCAACAGAATATGCTTACGCACGCCCGCTTTCGCTTTCCGCACGAGCGTCCGTTCGTTCTCTAATGCTATCCACAATATATTCTTATCCACAAGCTCACTCACGCACGCACCTACTGTATTCCTACTTAGGCCTATCATCTTGGCGTAGTACGCATAGGCATCTCTTGAAGACATAGATTCCGCCCTGTAGCGTTCGCAGATTGACCAGAGTACGATTTTGCTTCCAGGAGTAAGATCTTTCCTGCCTGCGTGCGTGCGAAACCACTTCCACACACATACGCGCATCTTGCTGAAGTTTCTATACTTCGCAACTACGCTCGCGCGAACGCACCCACTCCTGCTTTCGTTCTCAGGGATTGAATCTTCTATCCACCAGAACTTATCCATTTACTTTAACCCCCATAAGAGAGATTGCCGTGCCAACGGCAATTCTCTATATGTTATGTTATGGATATACGCAAAGTATCTTTGCATTAATCGCCAAGTATCTTTGCATCTATTGCAAAGTATCTTTGCATTAAACAGGTGATCGAGAGTGAAAATTCCAAGTAAAAAAATCATTTTTGAAGGGTAGATTTCGACTTTTTCACTTGGTTTTTTTCGGAAGGAATGGTGTTATTTCCACCCTCGATCTTAATTCTTTTGTTAAATATCCGATCAAAATTCTCATCAAACTTTGACTTATCGTGCGGACGAGGTTTACTGCCCTTGCTCATTGTTTTCTCCTTTTGGTAATTGTTCCAGGTCAAACCAACCCCATAAGTAATTAATCATTCTTGCCACCACAACATATAAATGGCCAAGACCATTAAAAATACTACTAAGTTTGTTATTAATAAATCGCTCATTGGTCATCTCTCCCAAAGGCTATCTGAGAAATGATGTTAGGTAATCGTTTCACAATATCCTTTTCTTCTGGTGTTTTCTTTTTCTTGTTATCAATCTTCGTGCCGTATTCACCTAACGCACAAAGAATAATATGTTTATCTTCGCTATCTAAAATTAGTTTAAGTGCCATATTAAAAATCCCAATTTATGCCTTTCTTTTCATACACTTCTAAGACGGCATTTCTTCTTATCAGCGTCATAGGGTTAGTATCAACCTCTGATGAATTAGCTTTTACCACTCCAGCAGTGACTACCCTTGTTCTTTCGTACTCCAGGCCCTCTTCTGCACAGATGTTTTTAACTTGTTGTTCTTCGCATAAACCAATAGTCAGGCACAACCTGTGTCCGTCTATCAATGAGCTACTTCCACGAACGCTGGCTCTAAGGGACATTTGATCCTCTTGTACTGCCAACGCAGTTTTGGCCATATGATGCAAAGAAAGTACGGACGCTTCAAACTTTGATGCGATACCAGCACAGAACTGACAATACAACTGAGCAGCTTCTTGGCTCGTTGTGATAGGTGCAGCTACAAAACTTTGAATAGGATCAATAATTACCAAAGAAATATCATTAAAACTGGATAATTCTTCTACCAATTCATCTGCTTCTGGTGTAAGGGCTAAACCATTTTTATCATCTTTTAATAACATTAATGGTTTTTCTGTATCTGGAACTGTATAAACATAAGTGTCATACTCGGTGTCATACCTTTTATCTTCTGGATCTAAGGCCTTTAATCTTCTAAAGACTTCGTTGCTATCATCCTCTGCTGCCAACACCAGAACATTACCTGGTTTCTTTATTGGTTTACCTAACCAAGTGCCACGCCCAGAACTTACCTTTAACGCAAGATCTAACGCTAACATTGATTTACCTACACCACCGATAGATGCAAGTATGCCTGGTTTAGATGTTTCTAATAATCCTTCAACCAACCAAGATCTTGGCGGGGGATCGCCAACCATTCTCTTTATTGAGAATTGTCGTATGCCAAGACCTTGATTGTTAATTTCTAATCTGACTGCATCTAAACCATTAGAAATGGCTAGATCGTTGTAATCACCAACGACTGAGGGTAAACGGATAAGACATTTATAATTTTGTGATGCGATTTCTTCTGCTTTCTTCTTGCCTAGACCGCTTTCATCATTATCAAACGCAAGAATTAGCCTTGCATCTGTTTTATCTCTGATATTTTTAACGGCATCTTTACCAAAGTTAGCTGAAAATACGCACGCTACAGGCAAATTGGTTGCTTGATAGATACTAGCACCTGTAGCCATGCCTTCTGTAATGACAATGGTATCCAACTTATCCAGACTGCGGTAATCCGCCCCGATTAAAAAAATGTTTCCTTTGACTTCGCCAGAAGAAACAAACCTTTTTTGCCCGTCAGCCTGGATATATTGGAGTGAGCGTATTTTACCAGATAGGTTATATATAGGGATAACTAAGGCGTTATTGTGTGTCCTTAGATTAAAACTTTTGATCTGTTTATTCTTGAGATAATCGTGGTGTATCGCTTCTGGATACGACTGAAACCTTTTTTGACAATCCTCTGCAACTTCTTCATATCTTTCTTTCTTTTGTTTCTCTGCTTCCTCTTTCGCTTTTGCTAACGCTTCTTGTAGCTTTTGTCGTTCTCCGTGATCAAGTGTAGAGATCTCCACAGATGACCATTTGTATTCCGCCCCCGTTCTCCAATTTCCGTAAGTTGCGTATAAGTAATCATTAAAAGTATTAATAACATACCAACCTGATTTCTCATTTCCTTTGTCTGGCCTAATTCCTTGTGTTGCTGTGACGGGTACTCGGACGAGTTCCCCGCTAGTATTTAAAAAGGAAACATTTAAACCTATGGATTGCATTTCTGCAATAAGGTCAGACTCATTTCCTTTATTTTTTTTGTATAAAAATGATGGATCAACAACCAATCCATCTTTACCGCTATATTTCGTTAGATCCATCTACCCCGTTCCTTGCTTGTTCTATTGCGTAATCAAGATATTCACGCACGAGCGAAGTAAACAACGCTCTCCTATGTTCTGCTTGCCACTCATGCAATGCTTTCTTCATAGTTTCGCCTTCACTCTCTTTACTCAAGCTAATATATTTTTGCTTCGCACGAGCGATCGCATGTTCCAATCCTTTTTCACTTAGTTGTGCCATTTGCTCGAGCGTCTTTCCTTCCTTTAATTTTTCCTGGCACGCACGACTGCACGCACCAAACCACTTCTCATCACGATAGAACAATAGACCGCCAACAGGCTGACAGCAGATGCCACAAAGTGACGGCCTATCATTCCGTAAAGCATTAAAATGGTATTTCTTCGTCTGCCTCTGGGGAAACACCATTATCTTTTGCTTCTTCTTTTTTGACGGGGGCAGACTTAGCTTTCATCCAGCCTTTGCCCTTATCGTCATCAATGACAAGAAATCCGCCTGCGTCCTTTACTAGATTTGCACGCACGAACGAACCAACCAACTCGCTTGTGTTCTTGATCTTGTCAAGACCCATAGCTCTACCAATATTACCGAGTGATCTAAGCCCAATGCTTACAGCACCTTCGCTCGTATCATGCTCTAATGTAAAAGTGTGGTAAATGGTGCATGGTTGTTCAACGCATCTAAATTCAGCTTTACATGCTTTCCAACCATTTTTACCATGTATTTCTTCGTCTGAAACATATTCCAATGTATATGTTCCTGGTTGCAGGTGTGAACCCGCGCCCAAATCGTTATATAAATTATAATCGCCAACTTCCATTTTTCTCTCCTTATCCTAAGTCGTAAGATTCATAATCTCTGAGGTAATCTATAAGATCACCGCAGTCCTGTTTGATGACCACTAAACGATATAGTGTTTCGTCAGGTAGCTGTGTGTTATTAACATCAATGCTATCAACATATTTGTTAATGACTTTAACTACTCTGTTCATTGACTGATCTAGTCTATCTATCTCATTTAGTCTAGCCATCTTTCTTTTCTCCTAACATGGCCTTTCTAATTTCAGACCAATCAAAAGGTAAAGAATCTGGTAATGCGTATCTGTTTTTAGCTAGGAACGCTGGTTTCTCTCTGCAATAAACAACTGCATCACCTGCAACTGCCTTTGTAGACATACCACCTTTGCCCTGCACCTTAACAGTACCCATTTTATAATTTGCAAAAAACACGCAATCTGCGTTCTCCATCACAACATCACAGGCCTTTCGGTGGAGTTTAGGCTCAAATCTGTCGTAAGGCTCTATCTCTGGAGATTCAAACCTTTTAATTTGATGGTGGCCTATTTGAATAGTGACCATGCTTTTCTTTTCTCTAAGATTATTTAGAAGATCTAAGTATTGTCGCCAATGTTTTAATACTTCTACATAACCTTTGCCGTAGCCTGGTTGCTCAATAGATTTCCAGCCATTCTCATCACATGCTTTTTGCCAAATCAATGGCTCTAACCAGTCTATAGAATCAACCACGACTGTTTTATATTCGTGATCTTCGTCTAATAGATCTTGCAAATAACCAAGCACTTCATCAAATGTTGTACAAAGCGGTGTTTGCGGTGCTTCTATTGTTCCCATACCATCTTCTGTAAGAATGAAGATTGGATTAGGCATCTTAGATGCGAAGGTTGTTTTACCAATCCCTGCACCACCATAGAGAATAATCCTAGGCGGTTTCTGTTTACCTTTACTTCTGATATCCGCTAGACTCATTGCACTACCTCAACTTTATCTTCGCCACCTTCAACAGCATCTTTTAATAGATTGCTTTTATGTTGCGAATAAAGTTCACACTTCTCAATTTCTACTTGTAATTCAAAATTGACTTTAGCTCTTTGATTTAGAAAATCATTTCGCTGGTTATTACTTAATACCACTTGGTTATAAAGTAATTTATTTTCATCACTAAGATCATTGACCTTGTATTCTTTGCCGTTTTCATCAAAGGTAAAGGTTAATTCTTCTTTTACTTCTTTAGATTTGTCTTTAGACATTTTTCTCTCCGTTTCTAAGTTTATAAGTTTCGCAGACGCTGCGTCCATTGCAGAATCTACAGTGATCCCCAAACACATGTTCTGGGTTTTCTTCCATACAAGCATCTGCTCGTGGTTTCAGAAAATCGTACGCCCAATCAACCAAGTATTCGGCTGATGTGTGCCAAGTCTTTATGGCTCTTTCTCTTTTGACGCCTCTCGGCTGGACGATTGTTAGTTCCATTTCGGTATCTGCATTACCATATCTGGTCAACGCACCTAATGCGTAAATCATTAACTGTTTATTGTTTTCAGGGCTGACTTGCCATTTACCAGACTTTAAATCAATAACTGCAATCTTATCTTTGGCCAGTATTATTGCGTCTGCTGTACCCCAGCAACTTTGTGTGATCTCTGGTATCTCTACTTTTTCTTCTATTAATAGTCTGCCGTTTAATTCTTTTGTTCTTTCTTCTACATACTCTGTGTAGATCCTGGCACAATCAATCATCTCTTGATCTATCTCTATCTCAAAATTTTCTATTGCTTCTGTTTTACCTAGCCAATAATCTTCTAAAGATATATCACCATCCAACATATCTTTCATTAGTATTTCTGACATCTGGTGAATCAATGTACCTGTAGCTGCTGGTACGCTTGCAGTAAATGGTACTTTTGCTGCTTCGCTAGGCATAGCTGGGCAGATCGTCCATTTGTCCGCAGATGATGGTGATAATAAAGCGTGTTTACTTGGCATCTTTGGAAATATAACGAGCTTGTTCCCAAGCAATTACATCATTGATATCAAAGTATATCTTTCCTGTAATTTTCCAATGCGGTGGTGCATCACCCCTTGATCTTCTATTGTCTATAGTCTTTTTACTTACGCCCCATCTTTTAGCTAGAGTTTCGGTGTCAATAGTGTTATTTATATCAAAGGTTTTATTATTGTTTATTTCCATAAAAGTTCCCAATTTTTCCAAGATATGCTTATAATAAACCATATTTGCTAATTTTGGTAAGATTATTTAAAAAAAAGGGAGTTTTTAATGAGTATTGATAATGCAAAACCAGAGGAATGGAATGGGGCTAAAAGGGATATGGTTAACCACCCACCCCATTATAACGAGGGCGGACTTGAATGTATTGATTACATCAAACAACAACTAGGCGCACAGTTTCCATCATATCTGGAAGGCTCAATTATCAAATACATACATAGGCATAAGTACAAGGATGCAAACATCCAGGACTTACAAAAGGCTAAGTGGTATTTGAATAAATTGATTGATTATTACGAAAATATGTAGAGGTATGTATGAATCTTGCAGACTTTGACGATCCAATCCTTAAAGAAAGGAATGGTAGAAAGGCTGTCTATATGGATAGAGATTTGGTTAAAAACTTTTTAGGTTTTTGCAAAGATCACAAAAAAGATCCTCACAGCGTTGCTGAGTATTTGCTTAGAGTAGGTATTCACACCGCTAGTAAAGATAAAATTTGTATTGATATAGATAGTTTATAAAGATTATTTTTTAATTTTTATCTAGGATGTCTAGCAGGTTTCTTACGGCATCATTATTCTTCATGTGTTCATCAATGATGGTTATTTGATTTTCCGTATGTGGTTTTATAAATACTATGTTGCGGTGTTCTAAAGAAACCAAAGCAAAGATATCTATTAAGCCTTTCTTATATTCTCTGTCTTTAGTATGCGATCCTCTGCGAAGATCAAACCGCCAATTCTTTTTGTGGATTTCTTGTTTGGATTTGCTTTTGACTTGTACTCTGTAGAAAGTATCTTCGTATTCAAATATGAGATCAGCTAAACCAGCGTTTGGTGTAAGTAGTACATTGTCTGAAATAAGCGAGAGGATAGAAGCTGTCAGATATTCACCCGATAGACCAATTCTATGGGTTGGATGTGACATGGTTTATTGCGGTATGGATTGCTCCTGTGGCTGTGTTGCTTCTCTAGCTGGATCACTTATAGCTAATATATATTCTGTTCTTCTTACGGCTTCATTTGATCCAACGCCTATTTTTCCTAATTTAACCAGTTCTTCTACAGAATTTTCTTTTGTAAATATATTTGCTAACTGTTTAATCGCTCTATCTTGAAACATCTCATCAAATTTTCCAGCAAATTTAACTCTCCACATAAAAGATCCAATTTGAGCAAGTTCTCTTGGTAGAAATTTTGAGCTAACAGGAGCGCCTGGACTATCTAAATTAACTATTCTTCCAGTTCTTTTTAAAACTTCGTTTAAATTTGTCCAGCCAAGTATCAAATCATTTGGATTAATTCCTTTAGCTTCTGCAACTCCTCTTAAAACAGCATTAAAATTATCTGATTGTGCCTTTGTTCCAGAAAGAGCTTTATATAAATCAAAACCAGTTTTTGTGCTTTGGCCGCCTTCTTTCAAAATAAATGCTTTATTAGCAGCGCTTTCTATATATGTTCTTGCAATCAGAGGAAAAGCATCTTTATCAGTTTTATTTAAAACTGTATAAGTATTTTTTATATCTACTGCATTATTTTTTTCTGGATTAAAGATAAAAGATTTGATTTTTGCTGGGGTTACATCTCCTTTTAATAATCCCTCTAAATTTTTTTTAACTGGTTCTACAACTTGTTCGCTTAATTTAGAAAAAGTATTTTTAGCTTTTTCATAATTTTTATTTGTTCTTAAAATTGCATTAAGATCATCTAATACCCCAGTATTTCCTTCGTTCGATAAAACAAATATAGTTCCAGAATCAATGCTTGTGGGTTCTTTTATAGATTTTTGTAGATAATAATTATCAACATCTTTTCTAAATTCTCTTAAAGCAAGATCTAGTGTATTTACATTGGTTTCTGGTATTCTTTTTTTCTTTTTAACTTCTTGACTCATAGGTCTGCCGCTATCATCAAGGATTGTTATAGTATCAGTAACTTCTTCATCTCCAGCTTTTGTTATTCTTGTTTTTAAACTTTTTAATTTTCTAGCTGCTGGACTGCCATCTGGTAATTGATTTATTTGATTATCTATTTTTTCTAGCAATCCCAATATTTGATCTTCTTCTACAAACTCTTTATTTGAAATAACATACCCAGATTGTTGTGATGTAACTTTTCTTTCATTTCTAGCTGCTTGCAAAGCTTTTTGTGATGTAGTTCCTATTTTTTCA